CAGGAGTTCAAATCTCCTTAAGAGCTGTATAAAATTTTTATACTGTAAATGGGCTATTGGTCTAGGGGTATGATTCTCGCTTTGGGTGCGAGAGGTCGTCGGTTCGATTCCGGCATAGCCCCCCATTTTTTACCCTTTAAGCGTTTATCTCGCTTTCTGGGTGTGACTTAGGCCGAAGATAATCTACTTCTCGATGTCGTCGCATTTCGTCGCACTTGTAAGATTCGAATCTCACGAAGATAATTATCTTCCTATATAGATGATTTCTATATGGGGAGGGATAGGTACTAAAAAGCTCAAAAACTTAAAAAATTTTAGTATGTTTTTTAGCTTATTCTCGAATAAGACTTCAATTATTTTTATATTGATAATTATTAATATAATGTTGTATTTAGTCTTATATAGGTAGGGTAGGGCATGTATATATGTTTTTTATTCTGGTATTCAGAATAAATAAAAAAATTTTATTTTGATGTTTTCAAAATAAAAAATAAAATAAAATATTATTTTGGTGTTTCCAAAATAATAAATAAAAAAATTTATTTTGGTGTTTTCAAAATAAATAAAAAATAAAAAATAAAAAATAAAAAATAAATAAAAAATAAAAAATAAATAAAAAATAAAAAATAAATAAAAAATAAAAAATAAATAAAAAATAAAAATAAAATAAAATAAAAATTATATGATTTATTTTTATGACACCATGGCCGAGTGGTTAAGGCGATTGATTAGAAATCAATTGGGATTTTCCCGCACAAGTTCGAATCTTGTTGGTGTCGCTATTGTGGCAATAGCCTTATGGTTACTATTTAGTTAAATTCTGATAGTGTCCAATTTAGATATTATTTATTTGATCACTTTTACAATAAAGTAAAATATACTCATAAATAATTTAAGCATATAATAATAATATTATATGTAAGTGTTTATGAGATTTGTATAAGATAAAAAGTATGAATTTTATAAAAAAGTAGTGATGAATTATTTTGGTTCAAATCCTGGATAATTTTAAAGATTTTAATATATCGTATATATATTGATGCCCCCGTGGCTCAATTGGATAGAGTTTTCGACTTCTAATCGAAGGGTTTCAGGTTCGATCCCTGACGGGGGTGATAAAAACAGTAATTATACTGTTTTACTTTTAGCATCAATAGTTTAATGGTTAGAATACTTGCCTTCCAAGTATGTGGTCGGGGTTCGATTCCCCGTTGATGCACTTTTTTTTAAAAATTAAATTTTTTTTAAATTAATTTTTTTAAAAATAACTTAATTAAAGCAATAAGCGTCAATAGTTCAATGGTAGAATATACCGTTACCAACGGTATGGCCGAGGTTCGATTCCTTGTTGACGCATGTATATTTCTATGGTGCTATGGTGCTATAGTGCTATAGTGCTATAGTGTAATTGGTTAGTACTTTGAATAAGATTTCCCCACAATTTCTTCTCGTTTTGACATTATTATTTATATACTTAAATTAAAAGTAAACTATTTTATTTTTAATTTAAATATAGATTCTACAAGGTTTTTTCGGATTAATCATATACATATTTAAATTTATTAGAAATATAAGTACATTTTTCAATAAATTTTTTAAATTCTGTTGAATTTTTCATCATATTACAATGCCAACAAATTAATACACAATTCGAATTTGTATGTGGTAAGTCACTTGAGATTCTTTCTAATGTAATGGCAACTGGATTATGAAATCTAGTTACACCAATACCATACTCCATTTCGCAATCACAATAATAACATTCATTATTTTGTAATTTATGTTGATTTAAAATATATTTTTTTGTAACTGTTGTAACAAAACTAAAATTTTTTTTATCTTTTTTTCTTGAATCTATAATCATTCTTGTAGACCAATTTTTTTGGCCATCTTTTTTATTTTTTTTATTCTTACAAGATTTACAATAATTTTGTCTATAATAATATTCATCTAATAATTTTTCTTCTTTACATTTATTACAAGTTTTTAACATTTTATATTGCTTTTATTAAAAACAAAATCAATTTTATTTTAAGTAAAAATTTTATGAGGCTGGAACTGGTTCTACGGAGATTTTAAATTCTGATTGGTGTAATAAATTGTTCTAAAGTTTCAAATTTTCTATTATACATATTATCTAAAACTGAATTGTCTTTAATTTCATGTATTGTTTCATCAAAATATACTTCTGGTTCGTCAAAGATAATTTGTTTTCGCCCTCGAGTAGTTGCAACATAATAAATATTTTCTTCATTTTCAATATCAACATCATCACAAATCCTAATAATATCATGTTCTAAACCTTTATATGAATGAACTGTGTACATCATACATTCAGCTTGTTCTTTATCTTGAACCAAATTAGTTTCAATATCAGAAATTAAATTATTTAATTCACTTTCACTTAACTTAAGTAAAAATGAAGGTAAATCATCAGCAAATCCAGCAATTTCTTCTTCACTTAATTTAGAAAATTTTAACTTATTGTGTAATTTTTTCATATAAGCAACTTGACTATCAAAATTATTAATCCAAATTTTATCAATATTTCTGGCGGCTGTTAACAATCTCCGCCAACTTCTAAATAAATATACATATTTTGTTAGAGGTTCAGTATTATAATATATATTAGTTTTCCATTTTACACCAGATACCATCCATAAATCATCAAATTCCTTACATATCTTCTTACACGCAGGATTTCCAATACGAAAAGTCTTATAAAACTCAATAACAAATGTATTAGTTGGTAACTTTTCAAAAGCATTAATCGCACCACGCCATTCATAAATAGCCTGTTTAGGGTCACCAACAAATACTTTAGGAATTGTCGTATCATTTAAAAGCATTTTCAACATGAGAGGATCACAATCTTGGGCTTCATCAAAAAATACCATATCATAATTATCATCAAGATAACCTTTAGCCCAATGTTTCACCTCAACTAACTTACGAATACTATCAAATGTAAAGAATTCTTTTTTCATTACCTTCTCCCATAAATTTGTTAATATTGTTTTTTTTTGATTTCCAAAATTTTTTTTAATATATTCGTTAATCGATGAATATTCAACTTGTTTACAAAATTTTGCCAACCAAGTACAATAATAGTTTTTCACTTTCCAAGGTTTTTTCGCCAACCAAGGATAAACACTTCCAATTGTTTGAGGTTTCAAATCAATGATATTCATATTATTAGAATTAATACCAGAATTTTTGATAAAAATATCTCGCATTAAACTATCAAACGTACAACAAGAAACATTACGAATTTTTTTATGGTATAATTTACCTCGAATTTCACTAATTAATGCTTTATTAAACGCTAAATATATAATTTTTTTTTTTTTATGAGTTTCCGCAAGTTCTAGTAAAGTTGTCGTTTTACCTGAACCAGCAACTGCTGTAATTGCCACGATTTCATTTTTAGCAAATTTATGTCGTTTAAGATATCTACGATTGATACCATCGAACCATTTCATTGAAGGGACACAACGACCATAAATAATTTGAACCATTTCAATATTTTCAAATGAATTAAAAAACTGCTTTGCCTGTTTAGAAAAATCACCTTGAAATTTTAGAATTTCAAGGAAATCTTGAAATTCTAAAATTTTACAAACCCAAACGGTTTTACGCATATTTTCGACTTCAATATTATATTCGTTTGTATTTTTTAACCAAAGCCATTGTTTAAAATTTGTACAAAGAAAAATATTCTTTTTACATTTTTGAATCATATCTTTAAAATCATCTACGACTTCGCAGACGGCAAATAAACCAACTTTAACTTTCTTTACATATATCTGACGAACATCGAATATCCAATTGGTTTTATCATCATTTATAAAACGATTTTTATCTTGAAAGGTAATATCTAAACTCTTACCTTTATAAGATTCAGTCATAAATTTCTTTTCAATATTCATATTAAATTGATTTTAAATTAATTTTAATATAAATTTAAATATTTCAATTCTAATTATATATTAAGTAATTAGAATTGAAATAAAAAAAAAAATTGATAAAATATTCGGATAAATTAATAAAATATTTGGATAAATATAATAAATTATGTCTTTGAATAATCAAATTAATGATATGAAATTATCTTCTAATACCAAAATAATTTCAGAATTAGAAGATAAATGTTATTGTAAATGTGGAGATGTAGTTAATAATTCTGATGATATTTGTGGACACGGAGTTGCTGACGGTAAATGTTGTATTTGTGCTTTATGTAGAAAAGAATTTGAAGAAGAAGAAGAAGAAGAAGATGAATAAGTTATATAAATAGTGGACTCAATTTTACGAACTAAAAAAAAGAGTTGCCATGTAAGATATAAAAATGAATAAAATATTAATAAGACTTAATAACAAACCATTACCGAATTTTTTCCAACTATGTTCACTATTAACAGTAAGCATCATCGACCCAGCAATAATAGGTGGTAAGATAGAAGTTGCAATACCAGTGCCAATAATGGCAGTAGTTAAATCTGAATATTCAGTACAATTCGTTCTTGCTAAAAGAATACCTCCTGCTATAGCGATAAGAATAATATACCAAAAATTATTAACTGGTGGCCATTTTAATACATGTGCTACTCTTCCTAAAATAGTAGTAGCATTTTGTTCATTTTGTTCGTCTTGCATTGCATTTTTAAAAGTATTACGTAAATTAGGAAATATTTCATAAAAAATTAAACCGATTATACATCCAGTAATAATAGATGTGACAAACATTCCTAATATATGTATCAAACTGATGCCAATAACTTTTTGTTTCCGTTTGAGAATAGATATTGCTAGATTAATTATTGGTTTTAAAAGTGGTGAAATTAACATACTTCCAATAATAACAGTTTCACTATTTAATGCGAATCCGCAAGCACATATTAGTGAAGCTAGAAAAACAAACAGATAATCTTGTTTTTTAATTTTATTTTTAGATGTTCTATATAAACAATTTTCTTTCAAAGTCATTTTTCTTATATAATTATAAAAGAAAAAATTAAAATAAGAATTTAAGTATTAATAATAAAAAAAGTGTATAAAAGATGAATATAGTCGAAGAAAATACAAAAGAAATTTTAATAAATTTAGAATCTAATATAATAAATTTAGAAAGTGTAGAACAATTAGTAGATACAATACCGGATGATGTTCGTTTTGTTCTTTTAGGCGAATCAACGCATGGAACTCATGAATTTTACAAAATTCGGTCAGAAATGACAAAATTATTGATAAAGAAACGCAATTTTAAAACAATATTAGTAGAAGGTGATTGGCCTTGTTTTTATAAGATAAACAAATATATAACAAGTGAAAAATCATCTGATAATACAGCAATAGAAGCAATGGATGGAATAAAAAAATATCCATTATGGATGTGGAGAAATAATATAATTTCAGAATTAATAGAATGGTTACAAGATTATAATTTAAAATTACATAAAGATCAAGATTCGATTCGAATGTTAGGATTAGATTGTTATTCGTTAATTCAATCAAAAAAATGGTTAATAGCATTTTTAAAATTAGTTGATAAAGATTATGCTCAAATAATAAAAAAAAAATTATCTTTTCTGAAAGATTATAAAAATGAAAATGAATATGGAAAAGATGTTACTTATGGAAAATTAAGACAACATGAAAGTTATATTCAAGAATTATTTCAGAAAATTTTATCTGAAATTCAATGGGATAAAATGGATGATTATTTTAAAAAATGTGATGAATTAGGAATAGATAAATTTGCTGTAATATCGGCTGAACAATGTTGTGAAATAATGGTAAATGCTGATGAATATTATCGTAAATTATATTTAGAACCACCTGGTTCAAATGCGAGTTGGAATACTCGTGACCAACATATGACAATGACAATAATGAGATTGCAAGAACAATTAAAGAAGATTTCGAAAACACATGAAGAACAAAAGATAATAGTATGGGCACATAATTCTCATGTAAAAGATGCAATTGCTACAGAGCATGGTAGTCAATCGTTTGATGAAAATAATGCTTGGAATTTAGGTCAAATGGTAAGAAGTATGTTTGGAAAAGATAAAGTAAAAATATTTGGATTTTATACATATAAAGGGACGGTAACAGCAAGTAGTAAGTGGAATGAATCTTGTAAAAAATATGAACTGAAAGAAGCTCTAGATAATTCTTGTGAAGATTTTTTTCACAAAGTTGCTTTATCAAAAAACATAAAACAATTTTTTATAAATACAAATAAAGTTGAAGGTGAATTTTTTACAACACCATATTTACAACGATATGTTGGTGTAAATTATCGACCAGATACTGAATTACAAAGTCATTATGAAAAGGGAAAGATTGGTGAACAATATGATACAATAGTATTTGTAGATGAAACTACTGCATTAGAAGAATTGGATAAAGGAATATGGAAAAGGTAATAAAAATTGAAATTATTTTCGATATAAATATTATTAGAAGAGCCAATGACACAGAAAACAATTGGATTAAAGCGATTAACGAAAGAATATGTAAAAATTTTGAAAGAGCCAGTTGAATGTATTGAAGCACATCCATTGGAAGAAAATATATTTGAATGGTATTATGTTTTAAAACCAATTCAACATCCATATAAAGATGGTATTTATTATGGAAAATTAATTTTTCCAAGTGAATATCCAATGAAGCCTCCTGATATTTTTATGATAACGCCAAGTGGTAGATTTGAAACAAATACAAAGATTTGTTTATCAATGTCAAGTTTTCATCCAGAAAGTTGGAATCCAAGTTGGTCAGTATCAACAATATTACTTGGTATAATGAGTTTTATGTATGAAGATATAATAACAACAGGATCAATAAAAACAACAGAAAAACAAAAAAAGAAATATGCTCGAAAGTCTTTAAAATTTAATAAAAAGATTGAAAATTTTAAAGACTTATTTGAAAATAATACGAATGAAATTCTTGAAAATGTTTATGAAGATATAGTAGAAGATAAGAATGAAAGTATAGAAAGGTGTCGATATTGTTATGATATAGATGGTAATTTAGTTTCTCCTTGCGAGTGTAAGGGTAGTAACAAGTATGTTCATTTAGATTGTTTAAAGAAATGGCAATATTCAACATTACTAACACAATCAACTCATCCAAAATATCAGACAGATATAGATGAAAGATGTAATGTATGTTTATCAAAATTTACAGTGAAACCGGAGGGTAGACATGAAATGATATTAGGTTTTACGGGTCAAGAATTAGCAAACATGTTAGACATAGGTTTTTTGATCGTTTCGGGTAAAGAGTCATCAAATTATAATTCATATATAATGGAACAAAATAAAGAAGATTTAAAATTAATAAGTAATATAGAGCATTGGACAAATGCTCTATATTTAATAACAAATGTGGTAAAGGAGGATAATATAATAAAACCAAGTGATGGTATTTGTGCTATAGATTTGACAAGACCGATAAAGATAGTTCCCCAATATGTATTTACATTAGATGATAAAGTGATACACTTACGATCAATATGGAAAAAATATTATTCCGATATAAATGAAATGAAGTTTTTAGATTTGGAATTATTTATAGGTGGACCTTGCAATCCGGAATATTGTACTGGGATTTGTATTTTAGATGATATATCAAAATATCCAATAACATTTAAAATTTCAAAAATAATTCCAACATTAAATGACAACAATAAAAATATAATAGTTGGACCAATTAGAAATATAATTAAATTAGTTAGATTTTATTATAAAAAGACAAAAAAAAGAGTAAAAGTGAATTGTTATTTAGGTTTTGCTGGATGGAATAGAACCCAATTATTAGGTGAAATCTCAAGAGGAGGTTGGGGTATGTGTATGTCAGATATGAAGGATATATTAATGATACAGAATGAAAATATGTGGGAAGATATATATAATACAGGACGACCAATGTTTGCTCCGAAAACGGATTATTCGAATAGTTATGATATTTCATCTTTATAAGAATAACAAATTAGAGCTATAAATAATAAAATTCTAAATGTTAGAGTCTTTAGAATATATAAAATTATGTTATAATTTTATATTTGAATCAATATCAGGATTTTTAAATGTTATGATATTTATTTTATTGTGTTATTTGATATATATGATAATATTTTATGAAATAAGATTTAGTAAATCAATTCGTCAAAATAGTTATCTTTTCAATTTTCTATGTCATAGAAGATATTCATCCGTAAATGAACCAGAACGGCAATTATATATTTTTTATGGAATTCCATCATAAAATCGTAAGATAATTAAAAATTTTTTAATTAAAATTTAAAATTTATATATTTTTAAATATAAATATAAAATGAATAATTTATATACATATGATGAGATATCAAAACATAATAATGAAGATAGTTGTTGGATAATAATAAACGGAAATGTATATGATGTTACAAAATTTTGTCAATTTCATCCTGGTGGTAGAGCGGCAATATTAAATGTAGCTGGAAAAGATGCTAGTAAATTATTTAATCAATTTCATAATGTAAACCAAGTATTACATAAATATGGTAAATTACGAATAGGAAAGGTTAAAAAGGAAATAAAAGAAGAAAAGGAACATCCTATTTTAAAACTCGTAAATTTACCAAAAGATAAAGCATTTGGTGATATGTTTCCCTATTCAGATCCTAATTGGTATCAAAGATTTGATTCACCTTATTATACAGATTCTCATCGTAAGTGGAGAAAAATAGTAAGAGATTTAGTTGAGAGTAAGTTAATGCTTAATGTAAAAAAGTGGGAAGATAATTATAGAATTCCCAAGGAAGTAATTCATGACATGGGTAAACAAGGATTATTAGCAGGAGTAGTAGGTTATTGGCCGAAGGAATTTATAGGTATGGCTGGTCCAGATAATTATGATAATTTTCATGAATTAATATTAATAGATGAAGTTACGCGAACTGGTTCTGGTGGAATAGCTTGGGGAATATGTGGTGGATTAATGATCGGACTGCCTCCAATTTTAAATTTTGGTTCTAATTATATTAAACAAAAGGTAGCTAGATCTTGTTTATTGGGTGAAAAAGTGATATGTTTAGCAATATCCGAACCTTGGGCAGGTTCTGATGTAGCTGGGCTTCAAACTACGGCTAAACGAGTAGGAGATTATTATATAGTAAATGGTTTAAAAAAATGGATTACGAATGCTATATTTGCTGATTTTTTTACTGTCGCTGTTCGCACAGGTAAAAAGCGAGGTGATTTATCTCTATTACTATTAGAAAAAGATATGCCTGGTATTTCAGTAAAACATATGAAATGTCAGGGTGTATTATCATCTGGAACTGGATTTATTACATTTGATAATGTAAAAGTGCCAGTTTCACATTTAATAGGTAGAGAAGGAGATGGTTTTAAAATGATGATGTATAATTTCAATCATGAGAGATGGGGTTTAATAATAATGGCAAATCGTTTAGCAAGAGTTGCTTTGGAAGATTCTTTTAAATATGCGATGGGGCGAAAAACTTTTGGTAAGCGATTAATAGAACATCAACATATTCGTATGGAAATATCTGAAATGGCACGATTAGTGGAAGCAACACATGCGTGGTTGGAGAATGTGACTTATCAGATGACAAGAATGTCTAAAATGAAGGCAATGATTACATTAGGTGATACGATAGCTTTATTGAAAGTCCAGGCTACAAAAACATTGGTAACAGTAGCTCAAAAAGCAACACTAATATTTGGTGGAAGTGGATATGTTCGTGGTGGTAAAGGTGAAAGAGTTGAGAGAATATATCGTGATGCGAATGCTTTTTCAATTCCTGGTGGAGCTGAATCAATATTAAATGATTTTGCGATACGAAGTGCTCAAAAATATGCTGATAATTTACCTTCAAAGTTATAGTAGTTTTGTACTATAAATTCGTTTAATAGATATTAATTTTATTTATTATTAATAAATAAAATGAATCCAATAATTGTAATATTAGCTGGTGGATTAGGGAAGAGAATGAAATCGGAATTACCTAAAATTTTGCATTTGGTTGGAAATATACCAATGTTAGTTCGAGTAATTTATGAGGCAAGAAAATTAAATTCTCAACGAATTTTAATAGTAGTTGGTCAATATAAAAATATTATAGAGCAAACAATTTTAAAATATACATCAATGGATGATATTACATTTTGTATTCAAGAGATTCCATTAGGAACAGGTCATGCTATACAATGTTGTGTAAATAGTTTAAAAAATGAAGATTTAGAAAGTAAAGTTTTAATTCTTCAAGGAGATTGTCCTTTAATGACAGCAGAAACAGTAATTCCAATGTTAAGCTTTGAGCATGTAAAAGTAATGACAGTAATAAAAGAACAACCAAGTTATTATGGTAGAATAATAGAGGAGGATGGTAAATTTGTAAAAATTGTTGAGGCTAAGGATTGTACTCCGGATGAATATCAAATAACGAATGTAAATTGTGGTATTTATTCTTTTACAAATAAGTATATCATAAAATATGTTAATGATATAAAAAATGAAAATGTTCAGGGTGAATATTATTTAACGGATTTGATAGAAATAATAAAAAACGGTGAAGAAATAAATATAGAAACGTATAATTTACCACAAGATAAAGAATATGAATTAACAAATGTTAATGATTCAGATACATTAAAATTAGTTAATGAAAGATTATAATAATTAATTTTTGGATACTTCGGTTTTAAATAAAGTTTTAATAGTTTTTATTTTTTTTTGCAAATTGGTAATAGAGTTTTGTAATTCTTTTTGTGGAGTAGTGTTAGATTTAGTTTTAATTTTAATATTTAAATAAGGTTTTAAAGGATGTGGTATTCTATATCCAGAAAATATAACATTATTATTTTCAAGTAATTCGGTTTGAATAACATTTCCGATGGTATGATCTTCTTTTGTTAATACAAATTGTGTAAAATTATTTTCTTTATTTTCAACAATAATTTCATAATCTTCTTTAAATTTATAAATTTTATAAGAATCTATATCGTTCATAATGTATATTAATTATAATAGAAATATTTCTATAATTTAACAAGATAATATATAATTTATAAAAAATTGATTTCTCATATTAAAGTATTAATAACAAATAGTAATGACAAAAACTAAATTTTTAATAATAGTCGAATCACCATCAAAGTGTCAAAAAATAGAAACATATTTGAATGAATCGTTTAAAAATCATACATTTAAGTGCATTGCTTCTGTTGGACATATAATGAATCTTCCTTATAAAAAATTATCTATAGATGTAGATAATGGATTTAAGCCAGATTTTAGTATTATCCCAGATGAAAATAATCTAAAAACAGTAAATAGTATAAAAGCTTTATCTCGTAAATATAAAAATGTAATTTTAGCTACGGACCAAGATAGAGAAGGTGAACGAATTGCCTTTGATTTAGCAACTTTATTGAAATTGAATATAAAGGATAAAAATAGAATGGTTTTTAATGAAATTACAAAGTCTGCAATATGTAATGCTTTTAATAATTTAAAAACAATAAACAAAAAATATGTTGATTCTCAAACTGCACGAAGAGTATTAGATCGTTTAATAGGATATAAAATTTCTGATATAACAATGAGAGAAGTACAAAAGCGAGCAAGTGCTGGAAGAGTATTATCAGTAACAACACGTATAATATATGATAGAAAGAAGGAGATAGATAAGCATATAGAAGAATATGAATTTATTACAAAGGGTAATTTTAAAACAGTATCTAAGCATATTTTAAGTGAATGTGATTTGAATATAAAGCATAAAGATAAAAAGAAGGTTTTAAGTTTTTTAAAAAAAATACAAAAGGGTGATTTTTATATAGGTTCAATAACATCAAAAGAAAAACAATCTAAACCACCAGCCCCTTTTATAACATCAACAATAAATCAAGCTTCTCCATATAGTGTAAGTAAAACAACACAAGTATTACAAAAATTATATCAAGGTGGTTTTATAACATATATAAGAACAGATTCAACAGCTATATCAAAAGATTTTCAGGAAAAGATTTTAGATTTTGTAGATAAGGAATATGGTAAAAAGTATGTAGCTGGTAGGGAATATACAAAAAAAATAAAAGGTTCGCAAGATGCTCATGAGTGTATTCGTCCAACAGATATAGATAAAAAAGCGAGTGATATTCAAAGTTCAGATAATAAAAAGTTATATGAAATTATTTGGAAAAGAACAGTAGCAAGTCAAATGAGTGATTGGATATATAATTCAAAAACTATAAAAATAAATATAAAAAAATATAAGGAATATTTTTCAAAAATTTGTAATGAAACTATATTTGATGGTTGGAAAAAACTATATGTAGTATCTGATGATAAGAAGCAGATTTTAATATGTAAATCAATTAAAGAAAATGAAAAAGTAAAGATGGAAACAATTATATCTAAACAAATTTATACTAAACCGATAGGAAGATATACAGAAGGTGCTTTAATAAAGAAATTAGAGAATTTAGGTATTGGTCGTCCGTCTACATATGGTGGTGCTGTATCAAATATTGTTTATAAAAATTATGTAAATAAAGGAAATGTTCCTGGAAAAGAAGTTGATTCAATTACAATAACATTAACACCAAAAACATTAAAGGAAGAAGTAATAAAAGAAACGATTGGTTCTGAAAATAATAGATTGATATTAACTCCATTAGGGGATAAGATAACAACATATATGATTAATAATTTTCCTCAAATAATGGATTATAATTATACATCAAATATAGAAAGTGATTTAGATATAATAGCTGATGGTAATAAGAAATGGAATACAGATGTAGTTGAAAAATATTATAATACTTTTATGCCAACAGTAACAAAATTAAAAACATCTTATTACAAAAATCGTAAAAAATGTAAGGAAAATTCAAACTGTGTTGATCGTTTTTTAATAGGGGAACATAATGGGAAAAATTTGTATAGATTTAGTTCTAAATGGGGACCTCGAATTAGATATGGTGAATTTGGAGAAGATGATACTCAATATTTACCAGTAACACCGGGAACATTATTATCAGATTTAACATTGGATGATGCTATTGGATTTTTTCCCAAAAATATTGGAACTTATCTTAAATATCCAATAATGATACATCATGGGAGTGGAAGGTCAGCATTTTATTTAAAATATCATGATAATAATTATCCACTTCATTGGGATTACAAGAAAAAATTAAAGGATGAACTCACAAAAAATGATTGTGTAAAATCGATAAAATCGTATTTAGAATATAAGAAAAAGAAAGAGGAAAAAGATTCAAAAAAAAATATAGATGATAAAAAAAA